ATGACGTGCCCCCAGGTGAGGCGAGGATCGAAGTGCACCGACATTCACGGTCCCTGATGCGAACGCGCCCCGGCCGACACGGGTCGAGCGGGGCGCTGGGAATGCATCCAGTAGTCGCGTGAGAGCATGGTGTCAGGTCTGCGCCCCTTCGCAAGACTGTTCGTACATCAAGCCTGTACGAGCCACGGGGCGTCCGGCAGCTCCGCAGTCACCCGCATCCCGACCACGCGCACCCGTCCCTTCACGCCGCCGTCCGACTCCATCCAGCCCTTGCGCTTCAGCCGCGCGACCTGCTCCCACACCGCGTTCGGCGTCATGTCCAGCAGCCCGCCGGCCTCGACGTAGGTCGGCCATCGCTGGTGCGCCTGGAAGTGCTCGACGTAGACGCGGAGGACCTCGGCCTGCTTCTCGGTGGGGTCGGTGCGGTCCATCAGCTCGCCTCCATCCGATCCAGCGCCCGCCGGAACAACTCGCGCTGGCAGCGTTCCCGCTCCTCGTAGCCATCACCACGACGGGATGCGACGCAGAGCGCGGAGGCCAGCAGGCCGACGTTCGCGCCGAGGACGAAGGCGATCAGGTGGGTCCAGTCCATCAGGCGTGCCTCCACGCGCGCTTCGCAGCCCGCCACCGCTCGCGCGCCGTCTCGGCCGTGCTTTTCGTCACGACCCACACGCACCACGCGCTCTCGCGCAACCACAGCCACGGCAGACCGACGACCATCGAGAGCACGATGGCGACGGCCGCGAGCTTCCCTCGTTCGATGCCCATCAGGCGGCCTCCCGGGCTCGCTTCAGTTCTCGCGTCCGCTCGCGGTAGTGGGCCGCGATGCGATCCATCTCCTCAGCCGTGTACCGCTTCGACTCATGCGGACCCTCAAGGCGATCGACGCGCTCCTGCCCGATGCGCTCGATCAGGCGGATGCGGTACTCGACGACGTGGCCGGAGCGATCCCGGTTGCACGCGACGCACTGGCGGTGCGCGTTGTCCTCGTCGAAGCGCAGCTCCGGCGCCGCACCGACCGTGCGGTAGTGGCCGCAGTCCCACAGGCCGCCGCGAGGGTCTCCGCCGGGCGAGAGCGTCCCGCAGGAGATGCACGGGCGGCCTCGGTCGCGCTCCCGGATGAAGGCGTTGAACGCCTTCTGCGCGCGCTTCGTGGCCTCCCGAAGCTTCTGGCCGGGCGGCTTCAAGGCCTCGAGCTCCGCCTTCGTCCGGCGCTTCCGCTCCGCGCGCTCCTTCTCCGCGATCTTCGCCTTCTGCTCTCGGCCCCACTCCAGGGCGCAGCCGGGCGAGCAGACCTTCTGACCGTGCTGGAAGGGCTGGAACCGCTCGCCGCACGACTTCGCCGCGCACTTCCTCGGACGGGGCTTGCGGGGCTTGAGCGAGCCCGTGCGGGAGAGGCCCTTGGACCGGCGCAACGTCATGCGGCGCGCTCCCGGGGAATCGCGTTCCCGCCAGCGTGCCGAGCAATGGCCTCGTTAATCGCGTCGACTGCCGCCGCGTCCTTGATCCACAGATGCAGGTTGCCGTTCGCGAACGCGCGCGCCTTGTAGACCTCGCACTCGTAGTCGTCGCCGGCTTGGAATGCGGCGTTCATGGCGGACTCGAGGGCTCGGGCCGTGAACGTCTCGCCCCGCACCGTGCGCACCACGCGATCGATGTCGTTGAGCGAATCGAGGCGCCGGTACGAGACCTTCCGGCCAGACCAGTTGTCGACCCAGAACGCGAGGACGTACCGCTGGTTCGCCACGACCTTGAAGGCGTCGCGCTCGTTGCTGCGGTAGTGGCTGTCGAGCGCACGGAACACGCGGTAGACGCCGCGATCGAACAGGTCGCCCGCGTTCTGCGCTGCCGAGAGGAACGTCGCGATCACGGTGTCCTCCGTGAACGCCGGGCACTTCGGCCCCTTCACGTCGTCCAGCCAGTCCGACAGGGCCTTGGCGTCCATGACCTGACGGAACCCCGTGAGGTCGAGAGCGTGGCGCCAGAACTGGCGGTCGATCTCCCGGACGACCTCATCAGTGCGACGGCAGTGCTCGATCTCCACGGACAGGCCGTAGCGGCTCGGGAGCAGCTTGCCGGCGTCGTCCAGGGCCTTCTGTGCGTGCTCGACGAGGGATTGGCAGCGGTCGCGCTGGGCGCACAGCTCCACGAGGGTCTGGCGGCGGGCTAGGTCGGTGAAGGGGGTCACGCGGCACCTCGCAGCGCATCCGTCTGACACGGCAGGTCGCCCCATTGCTCCGCCATCGCCGCCGCGATCCCCGGATAGAACGTGCTGCGCAGCTTCCAGCGGTCCGGTCCGGGCGGCATGCGGTGGATGCGCTGCTCGCGACCCTCGACGACGTTGGTCGGGACCAAGGGCGGCAGGTTGCGCAGCCACAGACAGGTCCGCTTGCACTCGCCGTGCCCGAACTGCCAGGGCTGGATCGACTGAGCGTGCGGCTCGAAGTTCGCGATCCGCGCCTTGGCGTGCTTGTGCATGACCGGGTTCTCGACTGCGACCCGATCGATGGGCGCGTTCCAGAACGCCGAGAACAGGGCGGCGCCCTCGTCCAGCTCGGCCCACATCTCCTCGCGCGTCCGGCCCGGGGGCGGGCTCGTCAGCCAGCGGACGCCCGAGTTGCACAGCCGGGTGCATGGCGGGTGGGCGACCATCAGCAGATCCCATCCGTCGTGCAGGAGGTCGCGAGCATCGCCAACGATGTGCCTATTCGATCCATCAGCAGCCGGAAGGAGATCGCACGACCATGCGTCGTGATCGCGTGCCTCGAAGGCCGAGCGGACGACGCCGGAGAACTCGCAGGCGACCAAGACCTTCACGCCACCCTCCTCGCCCGCACGCCCTTGGCGGCCTCGCGCCAGGCGCGGGCCTTCGTGTCGCCGCGGCCGAGGGCGGGCTCCTTCGTGATCCGGCGGTAGTCGGCGACGACGTAGACGCCCTCGACGACGTTGAAGCGGCAGGTGGCCGCGGGCTCGAGGCGGCGGACGTAGGCGCGGCGGGTCATGCGGCGGCCCTCCCCTCGCGCTGCTCCTCGGCCGCCTCGCGGCGCCACTGCTTCCAGTGATCCGGATCGGGCTCCGTGAGCATCAGGTCGTTCTCCGCCGCCCAGGCCTGCACCCGCTCCATGAGGTCGGTGTAGGCCGCGCGGCTGAGGCGCTCGGTGGACTTCAGGCGCTCGCGCACCACGCGCCGACCGTTCGGGAACGTGATCTCGGTCTGCTCGGTCCCGAGGAACTCCTCGACGAGGAAGTCCTTGACCTCCTGGATCGAGGAACCCGTCTGGTCGGCAATCTCGCCGAACCACATGTGCAGGGTGTTCCGCTGGCTCGTGGACTTCGGGGGCGTCCAGGGGCCGACGGAGAAGGCCATGGGGACCCCGGCACGCATGAGGCGGGCGTAGGCCCTGCGGAACATCTCCCGAGCCCGGACGACGTCCTGGCTGCCGCGGACGACGAGGGTTTGGCGGTCAGACATGCGGCATCTCCCCGTGAATCCGAAGGTGCTCCGCCCGCTCCACGAGGATCGCCATGTGTTCCGGCGGTCCCCAGGGCGTGCGCGCGAAGTCGAGCGCGGCTCTGGTCAGGCCGGTCTCACTGCCGAGCATCGAGGTCGTGCGGGCGCAGGCTTGCCGGACGACGCTGCGGCTGCGGGTCGAGTCCGTCCGGCGCTCAGGCGGCGAGTCCGGAGCCTCGGCCTCGACCTGCCGCAGCATCCCGGCGAGGCGCTCCACCCGGCGGGCGTGCTTCCGGCGCGCGGCCTGCGACTGCGGGCCTCCGACAGAAGCCTTCAGGAAGAAGTTGTCCGTGCGCGCGCGCTCGTAGATCGCCTCGCGCGACACACCGATCGCGTCAGCCCACTCGCCCGCCGTCCACTCCTCGCCATGGGAGACCATGTAGGCGCGGACGGCGCTCGGGATGACGCGGGTTCGGGTCACGCGGCGTCGTCCAGCATGTCCGCCTGCTGGCGCTCGACGGTCAGCACGAGGTCCGACTTCATGCGGATCGCGAGCGGCCCGCACTGCTCCTCGCTGATGAGCGCGCGCACCCGGAATGACAGGTCGGCGCAGGCGCCGTGCCGCGGCGTGAACGCCACCTGGTCGAGCGTCGCGTCCGTCAGGATCGCGGCCACGTCGGCGACCGTGTCGGGCAGATCGTCGTTCACCCGCACGCGGAGCTTCTCGTGCTTCACGTCGAGCTTGATGCCGTCCCACAGGCCGGCCGGCGGCGCGTCGTTCGTGTCCAGCCAGTAGGCGTGCGGCGCGAGCGAGAGCTGGTCGATGACGTCCTTCGACGCCTCGGCCTCGAACTTCAGGTCGCACGCCAGCACGTCGTCCTGGCCGTGCTTCTCCATCCGCAGGTTCACGCCCTTGAGGCGGGCCTCGAAGCCCTCCAGGTGCAGGGGCTTGCGCTTCACTTCGCTGAGGGGGTTCTCGTCGGTCATGGGGTCTCCTCGCCGCGAGTCGGCGGCTTCTGGTCAGAGTTCGTCGTCGTCTTCGTCTCGGCCGTCGAAGCGCCGCGGGGGCGCCTGCGGCGGCAGATGCCAGCCCTCGGGGGTGTCGTCGACTCGCGACCGGGCCAGGTCGGCGAGCAGGTAGTCGTGGCCCTGCACGCCGGCACGGACCTTCGCGGTGATGATCTCCATGACGCCGAACCGCTGCGTCTCGGGCTCGTAGACCTCGTGCCGGTAGGTGAACGCGATGACGTCCGCGTCCTGCTCGATGTCGCCGGACTCGCGCAGGTCCGCCGGCCGGGGCCGGCGGTCGTTCTTCGGCCGGCTCTCCACGCCGCGGTTGAGCTGGGAGAGCAGCAGCACCGGGAGGCCGAGCTCCTTCGCGAGCCGCTTGCAGCCGCGGGAGATGGAGCCGATCTCCTCGGCCCGCGTGCGCCCGTCGCCGCGCATGAGCTGCAGGTAGTCGATGACGACGAGCGCGAGGCGCTCCTGCGCGTTGTGGTGCCGGGCGCGGGCCCGGACCTGGGCGATGTGCAGGGCCGGCGTGTCGTCGACCAGCAGCGGGCGCTCCCGGAGGCTGCGCAGGGCGGCTGAGAGCTTCGGCCAGTCGCCCTCGTCCATCTGGCCTCGGAGCAGCTCCCGACCGTCGAGGCGGGTCTCGCGCGACACCCGGCGCCCGGTCAGCTCGTCCGCGGGCATCTCCATCGAGAACACGAGCACCCGGCCGGCCGATCCCGCGACGTGCTCGGCGATGTCCATGGCCATGAGCGTCTTGCCCATGGACGGCCGGCCGCCGAGGACGTACAGGCACCCCGGCCGAAGACCGATCCATCGCTCGTCGAGCGCGCGGTGTCCGGTCGAGATGCCCGGGGCCTCGCCGTTTCGACGACGGTCGAACTGCGCGGCCCACTGCCGCAGGGCATCCGCGGACGTGACGGCGCCCTCCTCCGCCTCGGCACCGCCGATCGACGCGCCGAGTCGTTGGCAGACCTCCAGGACGTCCTCGCCCCCAGCGAAGGCCCGGTCGGCCATCTCGTTCGCCGCCCCGATGATCCGGCGCCGCTCCGCGCGCTCACGGACGACCCGGCAGTAGGCCGCCACGTTCGACACCCCGGGCGCGTTCTCGGCCAGCTCGGCGAGGTACGCCATGTCAAGCATCCGGCCCGCCTCGCGCATGTCCTCGAGCTTCCGCGCGACGACCATGGCGTCCGGCGTCTCGCCGCGGTCCAGAAGCTCGGCCAGGACGCGGAACACGAGCCGGTGGCGGGCCTCGTAGAACTCGCCCTCGGTGAGCATCGCGACCGCCGTGCTCGCGGCGCGCTGGTCGAGCAACGCAGCGCCGATGACGGCCTGCTCGGCCTCGATCGAGTGCGGCGGGACCTTGAGGCCGGCGACGCGGGCGTCCACCGGCGGCTGGTGTGCGGCTGCGCTCATGCGGCCCCCCTGTCGGCGTCGTGATACTCGCGGTTCACGACCTTGGCGAAGTTCTCCGGCTTCACGAGCCAGCGGAGCGTCAGGCGGAACGGCCGCCGGCCCTCGGGCGGCTCGACCTCGCCCATCAGGAACGCCGACTTGCGGACGAACCGGAAGCACCGGCGCCACCAGTCGGGGTCGTCACACTTCGGGTACTCCCGGCGTCGGGCCCGGAGGTTCTTCTGCTCGGTCGAGCTCCAGGCACGGACCTCGGGAAGCTCGGGCAGGAACTCGTGCCAGAGGTCGATCACGGTCTGGTCGAACTTCGGGATCGCGGGCTTCGGGTCCTTCGGGGGAGCCGGGGGAACGAGCGCAAGCTCGCCCCCTTCCCGGTTCCCTTCCTGATTACTTCCTGATTCGGGTGACACCGGTGTCACCCCCCCGGTGTCATGGGTGTCACCGGTGGGGGTGTCATGGGTGTCACCGGTGTCACCCGCGTCACCGGTGACAAGGGCGTCACTGGTTGCGCGTACAGAACCGGTGTCATGGGTGTCACCGGTTCGGTCCGCGTTGATCGTGTAGCGAGTCCGGGCCCCGTTGACCTTCTCCGCGGAGATGAACCCCTGAGCGATGAGCGATTCGATGCACCGGATCGCTTGGCGCTTCGAGCAAAGCGCCTCCTCAGCGATGCGCGCCATGGAGGGATCGCACCGGCCGGTCGACTTGTTGTGGTGGTCGCACAGAGACAGGAGCGCGAGCTTCTCCGTCGCGGTCCTGGGGCGCTGCTTCATGGCCCATGTGAGAGCTTCGAGACTCACGGCTGGCCGTCACCGTCCTGGCGCTCCATGCGCTCGATCAGGCGCTTCGTGCGCTCCGTCATTTGCTCGATGTCGGCGAGGCAGTCGCACGCCTCGCAGAGGCCCTCGGTCGGGCTCTTCCACTCCGGCGTGAGCGGGATGTCGCACGCCCGGCAGGTCCCGAAGACCTCGCGGGCCGACTTCCGGATCGGCGTGACGGTCACGCGGCACCCCGGAGAGCGGCGAGCTCGGCCTCGAGGGCCTCGATCCGCGAGTCGCGGTCGTCGGCGATGTGCCGGTCGACGAGCCAGTAGATCGGGGACAGGTCGCCCGTGATCCGGACGAACCGCTCCAGGTCGTCGAGGGTGAAGCGCATGGAGTCGTCGGGGGACTGCGTGAGCTTCCGCGTCAGGTGCGACGGGGACAGGTCCATATCCGCGGCGATGCTCTTGTGCAGGCGCCGGCGACCCAGCGCATCGAGCTGCTGGTGCACCCGGCTCGCCACGAACTCCCGGCACGTCTCGAAGGAATCGAACTCGTCCGCGTCGAACGAGAGGGAGAGCTGCCGAGAATCTGTTTCACGCACTTTCATGGCGTTTCACCCATGGATTCCGGGCAAATAAAAGCCAGGCCGGCCCCCTTCAGGCGGAAGTGGGAGGGGAGTTGAGGGATCGCCTGGAGGATGTCCACGGCGGCCGGCCCGGAAGCTCAGGCAGCCTCGTCCGGCGGATACAGGTCCGGCCGAAGCTCAGAGCGCGACACCGCCCCTTCGGTAGCGCGCTCGATGTGAATGACGACCTCGGCGGGCACGCGCTGGTCTCTGTTCAGCCAGTTCCAGATGTGCGCCTGCCGGATCGTTCGGTTCGTGGCATCCGTGAGCCGGCGCGCGAGTTCGCTCTGCGAACCCACGATCTCGACCGCCTTTTCCAGATGCTCTCTCGACATGCGGGGGAGACTACAACCGTGGTTGTTCCCCGGTCAACCACTATTGTTGTTCGTGGAGGCTACAACGGCAGTTGTAGAATTGCGCCATGGGAACACTCGGGGAACGACTTCGGTTCGCGCGCGATCGCGCGGGCCTCAGCCAGAAGGCGCTCGCATTCAAGGCGGGCGTCTCGCAGCAGCTCATCTCGAAAATCGAAAAGAACGCGGCAGCCGGAAGCTCGACCGCGTCTCGACTCGCGCGTGCGTGCGGCGTGCCGACGGACTGGCTCGCCGAGGGCGTTGGATCGCCCGATGCCGTCGGGGAAGGGAAGCCAGACTATGTGGGGATGGAAGTCCCAGTCGACGTTCGAGACATTCCGATCGTTGGCACTACGCAAGCAGGCCCAGACGCTACGTGGTTCGAGCTGGGATATCCGAGCGGGTTCGGGGAGGCGTCCGTGCTGATGGTCGCGCCGCACCCATCATGCTACGCGTTGCGCGTCGTCGGAGACTCGATGGCGCCGGTTATCCAGGAGGGGCAGGCCGTTGTCTGTGACCCCGAGGCCGAGCCTGTTCCGGGGGAAGAGGTGGTCGTCCGGCTCGTCGACGGCCAGGTGATGGTCAAGGTGTTCCTGAGCTCCCAGGGCGGACGCGTAACGCTCGATTCGGTCAATCAGCAGTACAAGCGCCTCGTGATCGCGCTGGACCAGATCGAAATCTTGCACCCGGTCATCGCGGTCGTGCGTCCCTCGGCCATCCGCTGGAAGTGATCACTCGAACAGCCTGATGAGCGACCCGTCGGGCTCGAGTTCAGCCCGATAGGTCTCGGTGACCACGGCGCCGAAGGCATTGGTCCCGCGGACCTTCGTCGTGAGCACCAGGACGTCCCCAGCGTCGTAGACGTTCGTCTCGACGTGCTCGTAACTGGTCGGGTCGTTCATTCGTTCCTGGATCGCACGCGCGACCTCGCGGTGTTCTCCATCCCACGCGCTGAAGGCGCGGTCGAGTGACTCCTGCCGAGCAGGTCCCTGTGCGACGGTGCCGGGGTCTTGGCACTCGGAGACAAGCCAGATCGTCCCGGGAATCAGCACGAGCAGTGCGATCGCGTCGCTTGCCGAGGACCCCTTCCGCTTCTTCTTCATCCGCCGAGGCACGCCACACGACGGGCAGGACGGCGCCTCCGTGCTGACGGCGCTCCCGCACTCCCTGCACTTCATCATCGCCATCCCGGCACCTCCGATCTCCTGACTACTACCGGCGCGACGGGCGGTCAACGCTTCGTCCCGAGATACAACCAAAGTGGTTGACGCTACAACAACCGTGGTTGTATCTTGGCTCCATCGCGACGAGGAGCCAGCCATGACCACCGCAGCCACCGTCACCCACATCGAGCAGGCGAAGCCCGTCCCGGTCCGCCGCTACGTGCCGCGGCTCCGCGCCGACGGGTGGGCCGTCCGGGACACGATCACGGGCCTGGAGAGCCGCGAGGCGTCCGAGCACATGACGCCCGCGATCCTGGCCTGCATCCACCACGAGCACGGCCTGCACCACCTGGCGGTCGAGGCGCTGCGCA